TTTTTTGCACTTACAGTCAAATTCTTCGGGTCGAAAGTATCTCATAAGAAAACGATTCCTAACGCTGCGACAAATATGATGAGGTCGGCAATATCGGCGCGGCCATATTCACGGGCTTTGTATACCATATTAGCGAAAACGGTTGCCAAGATTATCCAAATCATTCGTGATGCATTTTGGCGATCATGATTTGAATGTCATGCACCATAGCCAGCAGTTCTTTAATGTCGCGTTTAAAATCGTCCTGCGATAATTCGAGCTGAATCACGCGGCTTTTGAGGCGTGCCACCGTACTATTCAGGTTCACCCAAACACCAATTAAACCAGCCAACACTGGCACTACAGCTATCAAAACCTCCGTAATCATTTGTCCTTTTTCTGTATGATATACCAGTCGCCGTCCGTGTGGCCTAAGATAGTAATTCCGTCGTAATTGCGATTGAAATCGTAAGATGTCGCGCCGTCGATTTTTGCGCTGTCGCCAGTCGCTGGAACCAACCTAACAAACGTATTGGCTGAAATTGTATTATCCGAATGAAATTGTATGATGCGACCGTGACTGCTTGCAATGGGAGGTAGTTGAAACGTACTCATGCCGTTTGCGCCTGTCCAGGTATTGAAAATGTGCAAATCGGAATCCAAAACGCGCGGCGTTGAGCCATCCCGATTTATTACCGTGCGGATCGCGGTTTGGTTTCTGCTACCATATCCTCGGTAGCCGTCGCCCAGCATTTTGTTCGAAGCTTTGAACGCGGTTGACGCTTTGACAATATCCGTTTCCGTTATCGGCGTCATGGTGTCTTTCGCGTCGTCTTGGTCTGCCGTGACGTTCGTTATGTCGCGGCTAATCAAAAACGCTTCCACTTCATTTGTAAGGCTGCGCGCCGTGTACGTCATTTCGAATAACGCGTAATCGCCATCGGTGTCGTCGATGACCTGCCACATATATATGGGCAAGCCGTAAACTTCGCCGCGTTGTATGCGTGTCGGCTTTACTTGACCGCCCAAAATTTCCTGCACCGCAAGCTTGTTGATACTTAAACCCGTGCCCGTGTAATTGAGTGACTGCCATGACGTGCTGAATGTCTGTACAAAGCCTTCAATAAAACTTATGGTGCCGTCAGCGTTTACGGTTTGGTAATCGCCGAATAGTACTTCGCCTTGGTCAAGGTCAGCGCGCGCCGTGTCGCTGTTGGTAGCTGTAAAGGTTACCGTATCGCCTAACGCTTCATCGCCTATGACATCGGCACGTAGCACCACTATTTCATAATCTGCGTCGGTCGTATTGGTCAAATCGGTATCGGCTGCGCCCGTGTCGTCGATGCCGTTAATATCTACCGTAATATCGAGGCCGCTCTCGTCTGATGCGAGCGCAGGCAATTCGATGTAAAACGGAATTGAAAGGCTTTCGCCGTCCTGCTTGTCAAATATTGGGCTGACGATCGTGTATGTAGCCGCTGAGCTGCTTAGGCTGGTATCGCTATAAATATGCGTAGTGTACTCATACGGGAATTCGCTTGGGTCACCGAATCCATAAAATACGAGCTGCGTACCTGAATAAGTCACGGTACGTTGCAGGTACTTGCTGCCTATCTTTATTGTGAACTCAAGTTCAACGCGGCTAACGCGGTCGTTTCCCGTGCTGGTTCCGTCACCGTCATACGTGTAGTTGAATGTGCCGCTAACGGCCAAAATTGTACCCGTAACGTAATCAATATCGGTATCGCTGAGCGTCGTGCCGAATTGCGCTTCCGTGTAAAGGTTATCCAATATTACAGGCCAATTCCCGTTGAATCTGCGCGTGCGCTTGACGGTCTTAAGTGGTGCCAAATAGCTGTATTCGTAACCTCGTAACCGTTCGAAATTGCTGTCAAACGCTTTGGCTGCCGCAATGCTTTGCTGCGTAATCGCCGTGCCGTCCTTTTGCGTGCCTTCTACCGTAAGCGTGGAGCTATATTTCTGCGCACCTACGGGCAAAAACCACCATTTCCCCTGCGATTGAAAAACGCGGGCATTGAATACGCGCGCCAAACTTTCCAGCACTTCGAGCGCGCTGTAATATTGATTGACGCCGTTTTCGTCAGGATTGTAAAGCCCGTAATGGCTTATCCGTGTATCGTCGAGCTGGTCGCTGCCTGTGTAGTCGGTGCTGTCAAAATCGTTGACGTAATAAAGAAAATGATTGGTGCCCCATAGATGTGTGGTGCGCACCTTATTCAAACAGTTTAACAAGTGTTCAATACCTGATTCGATACCCGTGTAGGCACTGCCGTCGTTGTTGTATTTGACGCTTTGCAAATTACCAAGGTCGTCCGACGCTGTGAGCGTGTTCTGAATCGGGTAATAATCAAACGGCCTCACCACTTGCTCAGGCAATAAGATGCCGCCCCACCAAAAGTCATCCGTGCCGTCAGGGTCTTTGCGAACGCTTACCGAAAACCGAACTTCTACGTTAGTCGCCAGCAAGTCCATAAACGTCGTATGGTCACTGTTTTCTTCCGTCAGCGTAAACGTTACTTCGCTACCAATCACAGGCTGGTAACGGTCCTCGTTGTTTCCGCTGTATCGCAGTACAAAACCGTCGGCACCCAGCTTGAACGGCACAATACTTCCAACGTAATCGCTGTCGTGAATGTTTACCTGCCAATCGTTGCCCAGGTCGTCGGTAAATTCTGCCTGTAATCTTATTGCGTCTGCCATCAGAATCCTCTTACACGGTTACGATCAATTGCATTGCGTTCGCTGGTGAGCAATATATCTCGGCCTGAAATCTTACCCGTTACCTGGACGGTATTGCCGCCGATCATGCTGCGCAATTTGTCAAGCGGCGCAATAACTTCTGGATTGGTTTTCGCGCCTGGATATTCACCGACCAACGCCATCGTCGGACCGCTGACGATACCGCCGTTGGCGAATGCAGGTACACCGGCCTGCTCTGCGTTCTTACTTATTGCACCTTTCAATCCTGCACCCAACGCAACAAGGGCAACACCGGCAGCGATGGCAACCGGACCGGCTAACGATGCTAGTGCAACTTTTATGTTTTCAATTGCAATACCGTAACCAATCGCAAGCGTTCCAAGTTGTATTGCAAGGTCGGCAAATACACCCAACAACATTGCGCCTACGCCTTTCATGCCTTGGCCGGTGGCAATGCCTTCGCCTAACATCATACCAAAGCCGATAATTGCAGAGTTTACAGCGCCGTTAATGCTGTCCGTTATGCTTTTGTTCAAGTCTTCAAAGTCCTTTTCCATTTGGGTCATGGTTTCCCGGTCGTAATCAATGGACGGGACTGCTTCCAAAGTGTTAAAAAGCGCGCCCAAGCTGTTATTGGCTTTGTCCGTACTCTCTTTTACTGGCTTCCATATATCGGTATTCGGAACTTCTTCTAGTTGGTTAATGAGAAATCCTAGTGTATTGCTTTTGTCTTTTAGCTTATCCGTTGTTTCCTTGGTGTTGTTGCCAAGGTCTTGAACCTCCTTTGTTAAATTATTAATTGCAGGGTCGCTTGCAAGAACTTCAGCGTGTACGGCTTCGAAGCCTGCCAGAACTTTTTCCATTGCTGCAAGCTCTTCAGAATGACGTGCAATGCTTTGCATATGTATCCTGCGCTCCACAGCATCACCAACCAATACTTGTTTGCGCAAAGCCTCCACCGCCATGCGCTGTTTTTCTACCGCCTCTTTTTGCACCTCAATCCGTGCAGCGGCTACCCGCACCGCTTCGTCTTTATCCAAGCCGTTCAGCTCATCGCGTAATTTCGCAATTTCTTTTTCCGCATCCGTAGCATTGCTGTACAATAAAGCGACCGCACCGACGACCGCTGTGATGGCCGTGGCCGCCAAGAAAAACGGGTTGGCAAGCATCGTTGTATTTAACGCTGTGAATGCAATGCGCGCCAATTTAATGCCTTCAATCAGGTTTGGCAGTATCATTAAAATTGGGCCAATGGCTGCGGCGATTCCAGCAACCGACATAATCAACATTTGCCCGCCGTCGCTCATTGAAGAAAAGCGACTAGCCAAATCAGAAACGATACCAGCCAGCTTAATCATAATCGGCGCTAATGCCGATCCGATTTCAATTTGTGCGCCTTCCAAAGCTGACTGCATCCGCTTCATAGCACCTTCAGCCGTATCGTCCATGATGTCGGCCATACCCTGGGCCGCGCCTTTGGCGTTCTGGAATTCCG